CACTCTTGAAAAGATAATCAATACCATTCGAGAAAAAGTGATCCCAGTCGTCCAAAAACTAATTGACTGGTGGGCGAACCTCTCCAAAGGAGTAAAGGTCGCTATCGGTGTGTTTCTTGGAATCATAACCGCTCTTGGACCAGTGCTTGTTACCATTGGAAAACTAATTCCAGTAATTAAAACTCTAGTTACTTCTTTTACAGCTGTGAAAGGAGCAGTTTCAGTCATGGGAGTGGCCGTCAAAGCCTCGACCGCTGGCTGGGCTGCTCTCATAGCAATAATTGCAGTAATTCTCCTTCAAAACGAATCATTTAGAGCCCTTCTTAAAAGGGTCTTTGACATGTTGCAAGAAGTCTTCTCAATTCTAGCAAAACTAATCGACAAGTTGATTTCTGCATTAAAACCCATTCTTGATGAAATAATGGGTGTTTTGAATATGATAATTGATATTTTAGTCAATTCTCTCAATCAAATTTTAGATGCTCTAATGAGTGTTGTCGATGTGGTGATTGGTTTAGTTGAATCGCTTATTCCAATACTTGAACAAGTCACGAATATGCTAAACGATGTGCTTGTTCCAATCATTCAGTTAATTGAGATGATTCTTGTTCCAGTGGCAGAAGTGATAAAAGTCATTATTAATTTGGTGGTTCAAATAATCCAAGTGGTGGTTGAACTCATCAATTCCGTGATTGGCGTGGTCATTGAAATCATCCAGGTGATAGTCGATATCCTCGGTGTCATCATCGAGCTCATCGTGAACCTATTAGATATTCTCGTAGACATCCTTGAACCGATTCTAGAAATCATCATCGCTTTGCTTGAACCTCTCTTTACTTTCATTGAAATTCTCATTGATATCATCTCTGCGTTAATGGAGATTCTTGCTCCGCTAATCGAAACCTTGCTCACCCCAATCCTTTATATTTTGCAAGTGGTCTCTAGTTTACTAGAGTTCTTATCTCCAATTCTTGAAATACTCGCTAACCTCATCAAGACGGTCATCATGCCAGTACTTCAGGTCTTGTTTGAAATTCTTAAACCAATCCTCGATTTATTAAACGGAATCATGGAAGCTATCAAATGGATCTTTGACAAAGTTGGAAACATCTTCGGTTGGATAGGAAATCTCTTCGGTTGGGGAAATAGCAGTGTGGCCACGGAGACCGTATCTAGTGGTGGCGGCAATACTTATGCCAATTCCACCAACGACAACTCGACAACCAACAATAGTGTCACCATCAATACGAGTGGCGATGTGGATGTCGATACCATTAACAAAGCGTTAGGAGGTGCTTACTAATATGCGTTATCTATATTTAGTCAACGATGTCGGTAGCACCTTCTTTCTGGACTATCGAAGTAACACGCTCATCGATTCCCTTGATGGGCTCGGTTTTGAGTATGATGTCGAACACCAAAAGTATGACAACACCTATCTCGTGACCAATAAGACTTTGCCCTTAAGCGAAATCAATCTTAACCTCATCTTTCTTGAGGGGTATGTCGGTTTTGCTAACTGGCTCGAATTTGTGAGAAAAAGCAAGTCAATAAGATTGTTTTATGTTTCAAACAATACGAAGTATTGCTATGTCGATATCAAATCCTGCACAAAGGGACAGCTTGAAGCTGGAACGATTAAGAGTTCCTTGGTTCTTGAAAGACTCTCTTTATGGATTGTGAAGAAGTCGACCGAGATCGAAGTGGACGAAAACCTCAATAAAAAGGTCTTCCCATTTCCTTATCCGTTTATTTACTCAACAACCTTTAATGGAAGAAAAAGCGTGACGAATAGCGGAATGTTTAAAGCTCCAATGCGAATCCTTATCCAAGGAGCGGTTGATAATCCAATGCTCTCGATTGAAAAGGACGGAGTGGTTGTTTCAAAACTCAGACTGATTATTTCAAGAAGTGATACTACCATCGAAATCGAAAGTGATCCAACTGATCAGAAGATTGAAGAAACCATCAATGGAGTGACAACTAGCATTTATGAAAAGCAAGACTTCACTTACGATAACTTCCTCTTTCTTCCAGTTGGCACATATGATTTGTACTTTGAACCAGGAGTGAGTAAGAAGACCAAATGTTCGATATCTTTCTTGGAGGGCTACATAGCAAACTAATATGAATGTAACTTTCCTTGACGGACTCTCTTTAGAGGTCAAAGATTATGCTTTTCTTAGCGATGACTACGAAATTATCATCGATTCGGTTGTTCCCCAGAAATCGAGCCTAGTTATTAACAAAGTTAATATCAATGCTGAAGTGGGGGATTTGCTCGTCATCAAAAATGAACTTCTGACCTTTGTTGGAAGTATCACAACGATTGAAAGCGGCGATGGATTCACAACGAGCATTCAAGCCTATGATTTTGTATCAAAATTTGATATTAAAGTCCCTGTGACAAGCCTTGGCTACGGAAACGTTGGTGACTATATTCTTAACATCATCAAGTCCGCCTTTTATAACACGAATGATAGGCATAAAAAACTTGCTTACCTTTTGTTTCAAAACAAGACCTCGAAGTATGGATCATTAACTTTTGATGACGATACTCTTGAATCAATAGTGGATTTAAACGAAATCATCATGAAGGAGTTCTCGGTGCGACTAGCCTATGAACTCATCTATGATGATGGACAAATTTCCAAGATACTAATCAAGGCGATTGATGTCACTAGAGGACTATCGATTCGCTACAACCTCGGTGCTCTTTCTGACCTTGTAATTAACGACACGGATGAGGAATCCATCAACGAAATCATCTATGTGCCAAAAGCAGCCAATACCTCATATAAGATAACGGTTTCTTATGTGCGATTAAATGATGGAACAATCGGAACAAATCCACTTGTTGAAAACAGGCCTTCTAAGGCTTATTTCAAGTACGAAACATATTCCGACAGCGATTATCCAAATCTCGCCAGTAAGGCCAAGGAAAGCCTCCTGGATTCGAGTTTAGACCACAACATCACGTTCAACATCACAATCGATAACTCAACCATTGCCCCTTATAGGGATTTTGAGATTGGCGACTTTGTGAGTTTCGTAAGCGAAAACAAAACCTACGATACCTTGGTCACGAGGCTGTCGTTTAAAAACTCATTCGTCATTGCTTCAGTCACTCTTGGCGAACACCGAATCAAATTGACTGAGAAGATGAAACTACTTAATAGGAGGAACGAATAATGGGATTACTTAAAATAACCTTTGATGGTTCATCGGTGACTTCTAAACAAGATGCCGACTTTAATTATCACGCTGGCGACTTAATCAAAGCTGGAATCATGGAGAGCCTTGGCAGTGGGGTGACTTGCAGTGCGGCTAATAACTACATCAACTTCACAGATGGTTATGTGATGATCTATGGACGAAGGATTTATGTTGAAAGCGGAACATCCGTTTATATCTCTTTAGATTCTACGAAATATGGCTATGTCTGCGTGACCGTTAACCTTGCCACTAATAGCGTGACTTTAGAGAAGATTGAAACAACTGGAACTTATCCAACGCTTACCCAAGAGAACCTTCAAAATGGTGGTTCAAAGTACCAGTTTGCTATAGCAAGGTACACCAAAACCACAACGGCACTCACCCTTGATACGAGTTACTCTCCAACCAAGATAAAGTCCTGTGGCACGTCCATTAGTGAAGGCGTTCAAGAAGCGAAAGATTATGCTGATAATAAATATAAAATGTGGAGTTCAAGCCCTTCTTATCAAAGTGGAAAGTACTACTATTTTCCAAACATCAATAAATCAATTCTAGAAAAGAGTGTAGTTGTTGTCCATGTTCTCAATCAGTATTTAGCAGTTGCTGGTATTGACATTGGCAATAACACTTCAATGACATCAGCAATTTATTTTGTTGGAGCAACTCCATATGTTATGTCGCTTGAATACTTACCGGAAACAAATCAAATTGTTATTGGGGTTAGCGAAGCGACTCACAACGTAAAAACCATTAATTGTTATAGGTAAAGATATGGAAACATTTCAAGGATATAAAATACTGGCCAAATACCGTTGTGGTTCATATGCATTTGGTTTTGAAAACGATGATAGTGATAAAGACTATGTCTTGGTGCTTGATGGCAATCCTGGAATCATAGTTGATAAGGTAAATGGCGATGACATCTTTGCCTTTGATGTAGCCTCTTTCAAAAGGAAGATGGCATTTGACGATACCTTGCTCGATTACTTTGTCATCTTCAATGATGAGGTGCTTTGCCTAGATAAAAGTCTGGTCTATCTAGACGAAGATTTTAAAGAGGAATTCCTCTCGATTACGAAAATTGACTGGCAGAAGTCCATTAAAGTGTGGATTCAAAGAAACATCGATTATTTTGAAAAATATGTGCGATTTAAAGAGTTTATTAAGAAACTTTATCATCTTTATCGCATACGTGGGCTACTCGCTCACTATGAAGAAACTGGCAAATTCGAGAACGTCTATCCAAAGTCATATCTTGAAAAAGCCAAAGAATATAAGAACCAAAAAGAAGTCATCGGTGCGAATTACATCGATGATTTTGAAACGATTCTTAACTACTTGAAAAAGTATGTAGAAACTGGAGGTGATGCGAATGGATAATGCATTAACAATTGTAATTTCCATTATTGGAGTGCTCGGGACTTGCTCGAGCATTTTCTTTGCCATTTTGGCCTTTCGTAGAAACGAGAGGGGCGACCATAAAAGTGAAGGAAAGAACGAAGGTGTTTTGATATCGGACGTTGGTTATATCAAGTCTTCTATAGATCGAATCGAAAAATCGATGGACAAACTTGAGGTTCGCTTTTCCGAGCTCGAAGGACGAGTTATCAAAGCAGAAACCAACATCACCAATGTTTCAAAGAACCTTGATGACCATATTAAAAACAAAGGTCTTCATAGCAAAGGAGGAAAAAGCTAATGAATGATATCTTACTCAATGTCTTATCGGTTGTTGTCACAGTTGTCGTGATCCCGCTAATCAGTCTTCTTGGAACTAAACTGATCCAGTTGATCGGAACGAAAATCAAAGATGAGAAAGCGTCCAACTTCTTAAGCAAAGCCACATCGATAGTTCTCGATGCCGTTAAATCGGTGTTTCAAACCTATGTGGAATCCTTAAAGAATAGTGGGAAGTTCGATGAAACTGCCCAGAAGACCGCTCTAGAAAAAGCCAGGACAATAATCAAGGCACAATTCAACGATGAACTTATCACATACATCAAATCGAATTATGGTGATTTAGATGAATGGATAACGAATCAAATTGAAGCTTCAATTAATAGTTTAAAGAATGTATAAAGAATGACCTCTGACAACCTAAAAAGTTGTTGGAGGTCTTTTTTTGTGAAAAAAGTTACTACAAAGTAGTAAAAGCAACTTCAAAAAAATATTTTGGCACTTTTTCGTTTTTTCCTCCTATTAGATAGTAGGAGGTGTTAATTATATGACACGAAATTTAGAGTCGTTGAACGAAGAAGTTTCTGCCCTTTATGAGATTAAGAGAAAACTAAGAACTGGTAATCTTGAAGAAGAGGATGTTTCAAAGCTGAAAGAACTAGCTGATGTGAACAAGAGTCCATTAGCGGAATATCTTTATGGAGCGATTCATTTCTTTGGTAAGGTGGTTGAGGAAGATCGAGTAATTGCTTATAAGTACTTTGACCTCTCGAGAGCACACGCTTCTGGTCCAATCCAAATGAAGATGGCGGAAATCTACTTCAATCAATCCGAGGAGTATTGGGATAGAGGATATGAATGCGTTGTGGCCGCTGCAAAGGATAGACATCCGATTGCTAGGAAA